GGACCAGTCATCGTTACGGAGGTCGGGGAATGTACACCTAGATAACACAAGAGTATCAAGTACATTAACTAGTGGAGGTGAGAAACCGTACAGCTTCTTCAGTGCTGGTATATCGAAGTCGATTACGTTGTGTCCGACTAAGCGTTCTGCTTGTGACAACATCAGCAATCCACGCTCTATACTTTCCCCATGAAACGTCAGCATCTTAGGGAGCATAGGATCGTAGACCGATAAGCAATGACAAGTATGTAGGTCGGAGAGTGTAGCCCAATCCTTAATCTTGTTGGTTTCGATATCAAAGAATAGTGTTCGTGTCATATTTAGAATGGGTTATTGGTTTCATCGTTTGGTTTAAACACATCAGGACTGTATCGTCCAGTGCCATTGTCGTAGTGAAGTGTGTCACAATGTCCCGTCTGTCCACTGAATCTATTCTTTAACACACGCACTCTTGTTTCGTTACTCACTGTCTCGCTCTGTTGGTTACGCTCTAAGCCTATAACTATATCAGATAGCTGTGCTATAGCTTGTGACCCACGTAGGTGGTGCAGACTTACTCGTCCTCCTTCTTCGTGGCCACTATCGACACGCTTCAAGTGAGACACTAGTACCATACCGCACCCTGTCTCTTCAACCAGACTCCTAAGCTTAGTCATAGTGTTATCAATCAAGCGTCGCTCGTCATCACCTTGGATACCACTAACTACAATCGATAGGTGATCTAAGAATATCCACTTACAGTCGTACCCTTTAATTAGATACTTGATCTTACTCAGTAGGTTATCGCTATCCATACTACCGAAGTGATCGTAGGTGTAGAAGTTTCCGTTACCTACTGTCTCTTCAAACGCAGGTCGTAGTACCTCCTCACTCGTATCATCTTCTTCAAGGTGTATAGGTTTGTTGATGTGGATACCCATAATACCAAGAGCCGTCCGCCTGACTGACTCCTCTAGTGCTATGTATCCTACCTTCTCGTCTAACCCTAGTATATGATGAGCAATCTCTCGACAGAACAAGGACTTCCCAATCCCACTACCCGCACAAACGGTTACTAGTTCGCCTTGTCTCATGCCTAGTGTTAGCTCATTCAACCCACTGTAAGGATACGGTATAGATTTACTGTGTTCTTTGTCGGCTATAACATCCCATAACTCTTGACCATTTACGATACCGTCTGGTCTGTACTCACGAGCATCGAACAAGCAACTGACTAACTCCTTAGCTCGTCCCGCTACTAACATATCGTTCGGGTCCTTGAGTGGTAGCTCTGCAATGTAAGCTTTACCGGGTGTTAGAAGTGCAGCACATTCAGCTGCTCCCTTACGTCCGACATCATCCATATCGAAGCAGAAGACTACTTGTTCGTACCTGTCTAACCAATCGATAGCTTGAGCGACAAACTTCTTAGCTGCTCCTGCTCCGTTAGGTACACTAACTACAGGCCACTTGTTGTCCATCGCTTGACTGGTAGATAACGCATCGATCTCACCTTCAGTCACAACGACACGCCGTCCTCCGTCTCGCCATAAGTGTTGACCGTATAGTCCGATCAACTCTCCTTTAATAGCGAATTGTTTATTAGCGTAGCGTATCTTCTGACCGCAAGTCTTACCGTCTCTTGTTTTATAGTTAGCTATCTGACAAGGTTGTCCGTTATGATTGCCTAACCAGTAGCCCCACTTCCGACAGGTGTCTTCGGTAAGGCTTCGGCGGGCTATAGATTCTGGTTCTCCTTGTATGTAATCTCTTGGTGTTGGGGTTGTGGTTTGTTTATTTAGTCCTCTATCTCCTCCTCCAACGTGATCGTCGCAACTGAAACAATGGGTGCTACCGTCGTCGTTAGTGGAGAGTGCGTCTGAACTTCCGCACTTATTGCATGGTTGGTGTGTTGCTGTAAAAGCCATGATTTTGGTATAGTTTTGTGTGCATATAGTATGTTTTTCTTTTCGCACCAGCGTGCGTAGGTGGTGTTACTTCCTTTACGAAGCTTATTGTAGGCGTTCATAAACACCATGCGTATATCAAGGTGAGGATGTTGCTCTCTAATAAGTATATGTTTAGTTCTATCCTCCGCTGTGAATAAACCTTTAGCTTCTATGATGATGCCATTAGGTAGTATGAAGTCGGGAGTGTATGTAGCTTTCTTAACATACTTTAACTTAACTGTTTCGTATTCAAAGTTAACACCACCTCGCTTAAGCTGAGATGCTAGTGTCTCTTCAAATCCAGAACGGTAATTAGAAGTTCGCTGTGAGCGTTTCTTCCGTCTCTTCCGCATCGAATGCTGAGTCAAGAGTTTCACCACCGTTAGCTACGTATCCTTCTTCAGCGGTAAAGCCAAACGATTCAGCAGACTGTTCACTTACTCCGCCGTTAGCTAACTCTAACACTTGTACTGCTGCGATCTCAAACGACACACCAAAACCAAGTGAAGCTGTGTACCAAAAGCTAGGACGGAAAGCTACGTTTACTTTGCTACCTCCCCATACCTGTACATCTTTCGGTAACGGTTTACCTGCTGCATCATACATAGCTACATTAAACAGATACTCCTTACCTGCTTTAGTCATGATACCACCCTTTAACTTAGTCTTGATGCGGATTTGTCCGTCCTTCTCAACGATAGGAATCTCAGCTTTATTTACTTCCTTACCTAACTCATCTTGTTTAGCTTGCAACTCCTTCTCATACACAGGGCGTAGTTCTTTCTTAACTTGTTCGGCAAGCTCAGGTGTAAGGATAACTTCACATTGGTACTCACCGTACTCTTTCTTGTATGTCTTGTTAGGTTCGTTCAAGTGGCAGTACTTTGAAGTACCTCCTACTTTTATTATGTCGTGTTTCTTTCGTGCTTTTACTGTCATATCTCTATTGGTGTTTATGTTTTTAAGAAAGCAGATACTTCATCTGTGTTATTGCAGAGACATCTAAGTCTCCAAGCTCCGGCACTGACGGGAGTTCTGCTTCTGGGTTTGTGTTGATTTGCTCCATTCGGAACTCGGTCAGGAGATCAACGTTAAATGTTTGTGAGTAGGTTCTTCTTACGATTGCGTTCATAGCTCTAGCGTTACAAGCGTGTGTTACAAAACAGTCATGTATGTACCCTGCATCGAAGTCAACAAAGTTTGCAACTTGATGGACGATTGAAGCGTCTAAGCTGTGTATAAAGTTAGCGGTGACTGCATCTTGTTGTCCCTTCGGGTCGATCTCATCAGCTAGTTCTTCGGTGTGTAACTTCATGTATGTGTTATCAAAGACACTATCAAGACTAACCTTCTTAGTTTTACGAAACGATTGAACAACTTTAAATCCAGTAGGTGTAGTCCACATGATAGGAGCTTCATAACCTAGCTCTCGTACACTCTGCTTGAGAAACTTCATGACACTATTCACAGGTGTACACACCTCATCAGCTATTTTATTTACTATCTTACACAGCCACATAACTGCGGTCAGCATCTCTCCTGTACTCTCCCAAGGATGATTCAATCCGATGCTATGAAAGATGTTTTGCGTGAGCATATAAGCTGACGAACCATACGGACGATTCATAACGGATAACTTAGCTAACTTACGAGTGAATCCGTACTGCATCCAGCTCTGTGCTATAGGTCCTCCGTCATTCTTCAAGTGATTATATACACGGTCAGCTACTTGTTGGTAAAGATCATGAGATCGGTCAGCCTCTACTAAGTTACACATCTTACCTGTGTCCTTGTCCCGTAACAACAGCGATAGGATTTGCATACCATTATTACTACAGTCTTGACGGACAGGTAAGTAACTAACATAGCCGTACCCTTCATCAGTAAACTTCTTATACTCTAAACAGAATCTTAGAAAGCAGAACGGATCACTAGCATCAGTCCACCAGTCTGTACCGTGTGGATCATTCGCTGCTTCAAGTATAAAATCTTTACGCTTGTTCACCCATTCGATGCGATCATGTCGTGTACCTTTTACGCCCCACATATTAGCACCGTGAACTAATACAGTTTCTAAGTCATCTTCATCTACTACTTGCTCGCCCTTCTTAAAGTCTAACAAACTCTTAGCTAAGTCGTTACCTTGTGGGTGTAGGTAGTGAGGTAAAGCATACACTCGTCCTCGGTAGTCACATCTATACGGAAAGAATACCTTATCCCACTTCTTATAAATCTTAGCGAGGTGTAGGATTCGACAAGCTTGAAACCTTTTACTTCCATTAGCTTCGTTAGCTGTCTTAATATCTTTTTGCTTTAACTTCCAAGCACGTAATTCATGCGGACATTCCCCGGTATATCTCGGTTGCTCGTCTATCTCTCCGAACTGTGGGATGTTACCTACTACTCGTTTGTTTTCCCAACACCTCAAGCTTATCTCTAACATCTCTTCGTTGATTGCCCAAGCTACCTTCTGCATATTATTAACAGCCCGAAACACATGGTCGTACGCTTTTACGTGTGGTTCAAACCAACTCAACGGCTTACCTGTAAAGAAAGGAATAGGAGCTATGTGTTTGGACGAGTAGCCTCCACCTATTATAGTGTGCCAGTCAACAGGTTCTTCATCCAACGCCATCTTGAACGGACGACATCCTTCCATCCACGCATCAAACCTTCGTACCCAATCAGTAAAGTCTTTCGTAGGTAATACTAAACGCTCTGGCTTGTGTCCTTTTCGTTTACCTTTAAAGCCTACCTGCCATAGCCCAGTGTGTAATCGTATCTCCTCTAATAGCCAAGCACCTAAGCTAGTCTTATGTCGAGCATCCCAAAGTGTAAAGCGTTCCTCCATCTTCTCGTACAGGTAGAACTGTTTGAGCTTCATTGCTTTACTCCTGTCATCTAACTTCAACAGGTCGAGCTTGTTAGGGTGGAAAGTTTCGGTTGCTTGCTTCCATCTTGCTTCGTTCTCGAACGCTTTGCCGATACGAAAAGCCATGCCACTCACGCTTAGGTTACGATCTAAATGATCAAGGAAGGTACGCAGAGCGATGATAGCTATCTCATACGGACACATATCTAATACGAAGGTAAGGAACAAAGGTGTAGTATGCTCTGTACCCCCGCCAAACTGCTTCATGAACTCATCGACACGCTTGCCTAACTTCGGACACATGACGGCTAACATACGCTTGGCACTGGCAGTCTTACTAGACTCACCTTCTAATCTTAGCTTTGCTTGTTGGTTACGATACTGTGCTCGTCCCCACTCACGCATCCTCCAAGTGTTTCCCTTATTGTTGTTGTTATCGTTAGCTTCCATCTTTGTTTTTGTTGTACCAAGTCTTAGGAAGTTTTCTAGGCTTGTTAGTACGATGAGCAATAAGTTTACCATCCTCGTCTCTTATGTACTTACCCTTTATATCTTTCTCGAAGCTGGTGATCTGAGTGTTACCCCAAAAGTGATACCAACCATCCGATATAGCTTTGTGATCGATACCAACCCACTCAGAACAGTCAGTTATCTCTTCATTTATGTCGAATTTCATGTCTCAGTATGTCGTTCTCAGCCTCCCAAAATTGTCCGTCCACAACGAACGGCTTGTTATTATTCTCTTGGGTCTTCGGTTCGGTTGGCAAACAGGTAATCTTGAACTTCGTCTTCGTCCAAGCCTTCAATCGCTTCCAAGTGGTACTCTCTTTCTCTTTCTTCTTCATCTGCTATGTCGTATGGGTTGTTAGCGTTCAGCCAGTTATCGTAGCTATTCATTTTATTATATTTTATCTCTTCAGGTATACTCCAAGATCGGTTAGTAAATAAGCCAGTTACAAAGTTCATAACATATCGTAAGCCCAAGCAAAGATCAGTAAGCCAGCTAAGACAAACATTCCAAGGGTGAGTAAGCTCATTATGGGTTATTTAGTTGGGTTTTAATATCGTCACCTAGCGGTTCGTAATTACCGAGGGCTTCGATCTGTCTTTTTAACTGTTCATCTTGTAGCTCAACCAAGCGTTCGCGTACATATAGATTGTCGGTTAGTCTCTGTTTTAAGGACAGGTAATGTTGGATTAATGTGTCTAGACTAGCAGCGTCTAAGCTTTCTAAGTTTTCGGGGTCAGTTGTCATGTGTTGGTTTTTATTTGTTTGTCTAATCGTGCAAGGTGGAATCGTAGACCCATCAGCTTGGCAAAACGCTTACCACTGTCAATGGCTTTCTTGTGCGACAGTTCTTTAATCTCAGCCACCTTGATAACTTTGTCAGCTCCGTCAAGACAGATGATTGAGTATAGTTTCATCGGTTAAAATCGTGATCGTTACAAGTTTCACCTTCATTCTCCCGTCCCTGTAAACTAGCATCACACTCTTTACAAGTTTTGCGGACAGGTACGATTTTAGGTACGCTTTCGAGCTTCTTAATTTCCTTTAAAGTTTGCTTGGCTTTTTCTATGAAATCGCCCTTGCTACTAGCAGTGCCTTGGAACTGTGGGTATTGACGGCAAGCCCATAGAATTGACGGGACGGTGTTGTATCGCTCATTGTCTATTCGATAGAAGAACGCCACTTGCTTGCCTTTGTGATCGGTTAGGTAGTATGTTACTGACATAGCTCTAGTTTGGTTAGCTTTGCAAGGCAGAATCATCGGATAGCACTTTAAGTTCTTTCACGCTATTTCCAATCTATAATAACCATTTTCAATTAATTCATCATCTGTTAAAGAATCAAGACCATTATAATCTTCATAGACTTCACGAATGTAATCTAAACCTTTTCCAACATAAAATGCAGGAGTATAATCTTCTTCTTCGTGCAAATTATTTGATCTGTCTACCTCAAGGATATAATTTAACATTTTTTGTGGCTCAATATTCCAAACTTTTCTTACATATTTCATTTTATATATTCTCTTTCTCTTAGTTTAAAATGATCGCTAGTACGATCAAAGCACATCCCCCTAGATATATGAAAGGGAAGGCGTTCGCTATTAGCTTGTCTAGTTTGGTTTCGTTTTGATTCATATAACCTCCGTTGTTTTGATGCTCTTATGACAAGCCATAAGGTAATTCATTAAATCTTGAACTGACTCAAATCTTTCCTTCGTTTCAGTTCCTCTGATATCGCCAATCCAGAAAGTGTATGAATAGGTGTTATCGTAAATTGTTAAGTGCTCTCTGCTCATTGTTTTATGCGGTTGCAAGTTCAACACCTTGGATTAATTTGTGCAAAGCATTATACAATTCCTTCTTAGTACTAAGGTTTACAGTTTGACGAATACCTCCTCCATCAGTTGCCATTTCATGCAATCCATAAGCTCCATAAGCTTGATAAATGTGAAAGTTGCCGATTTGGGCGGTGAGTTTGCCGTTCTCTTTTATGTAAGGCTTTAAGGGTCGGTCTAGTTGTTTGTTTAGTTCAGACACTAAAAGCTCTAATTGTTTGATTGTAGTTCTCATATTATAGTATTTTTTGGTTTGTTAATTTAGGAAAGAGCTAGTCCAACTCTGACGGCATCACCACATT